GGTATTGAAGAAGCTTATGGTAGTAGAATGCCCTCCCAAGCTCAAGTAGATAAATTCTTTGCATTAACTCAAAACGAAATGCATTATTTAAATTCTAAACCAGTAAGAGGTCAAGAAAAAACATTTAATAATATGGAAGTTGAACCATGGGATGAATATGATTTATCTAATTGGAATGCATTAGTTAGAAAGGCTAAACAACGAGGTAAATCAATAAATGAAAACGAAGATGCAGAACCAACTAAAAAAGATATTAAAAAAACTAAAGGTTTAGCTAAAGCAAAAGAAGAATTAGCACTATTAACTCGTGAAATGAAATCATTAGCTAAAAAGTATTCTAAAGCTGAAGGTGAAGAAAAAGAAAAGTTAGTTAAAACTCTAAAAGCAAAAACTAAATTAAAAAAAGAATTAGAGAGCATTTTAGATAAAAAGAAGATATAATGTCATCTAAAGAAAGGTTTTTATATATTGCTGTAATATTTTTTGGTGTTTATTATTTAATTAGTATGTACTCCTCAAATGAAGAAGAATATATTACTAAATACAATAGTAAAATCGAAGCTTTAAATAATAAAATTAATTCCTTACATAATGTAAATGAGAATTTGACATTAGAAATTAATGAACTAACTACTCAAATATCAGCGTTAGACCAAGAAATTAGTAAACAAAATAGCAAAATAGTTATATTAAAAACCCAGACAAATGAGAAAGTTAATAATGTTGATTCTTACAGGTATGATGAGCTTGAACAGTTTTTCACAGAACGTTATAGACAGTACCTCGATTCGATTACAAAAACCAATAGTAAGGCTAGTAATTAAAGATTTAATAACTGGAGATAGCTTTAAAAATGAATTAAAGTTAGTAACAACTAAATATACTTTATTAGAAAATAAAGTTGTACTAAAAGATAGTGTTATTAATAATCTTAATTTTCAAATTAATAATTTTAATTCTATCTTATCAACCAAAGGTTCTCAGTTAGAGTTTACTAAACAGTTAAATGAAAAATTAAGACTTGAAATTAAAAAACAAAAATTTAAAAATAAAATTTTAAGTGGTGTCGGTTTAGTAACGATTGGTGGAGTAATACTTATATTAAAATAAATCCATGTCAGATTTAAAAAAAGTAATACGCCAAGAATATCTTAAATCAGCTAAGGATCCTATATATTTTATGCGTAAATACTGTTATATACAGCACCCACAACGTGGACGCATACAATTTAATCTGTACCCATTTCAAGAAAAAGTATTAACGTTATTTCAAAATAATGATTATAGTGCTATATTAAAATCTAGACAACTGGGTATATCAACTTTAGCCTCGGGTTATTCACTTTGGTTAATGACTTTCCATAAAGATAAGAACATATTAGCTTTAGCAACAACACAAGCAACAGCAAGAAACTTAGTAACTAAGGTACAATTTATGTGGGAGAATTTACCCTCATGGCTTAAAGTAGATTCGGCTGAAAATAATAAATTATCCTTAAGATTGTCAAATGGTTCAAAAATACAAGCAAAATCTTCAAATGCTGATGCCGCACGTTCTGAAGCTGTATCTTTACTTATAATTGATGAAGCTGCCTTTATTGATAACATTGCTGAAACATGGGCTTCTGCACAACAAACATTAGCAACTGGTGGTGGTGCTATTGTGTTGTCTACACCTTATGGTACTGGTAACTGGTTTCACCAAACATGGGTTAAAGCTGAATCCGGAGAGAATGATTTTTTACCTATTAAATTACCTTGGTATGTCCATCCAGAAAGAGATCAAAAATGGAGAGATGCTCAAGATGCCTTATTAGGTGATCCTAGATTAGCAGCACAAGAATGTGACTGTGATTTTAGTACATCTGGTGATATAGTATTTTATAATGAATATTTAGAATATTACGAAAAAAGCTTTATCAAAGATCCTTTAGAACGTAGAGGAGCAGACCAAAATTTGTGGGTTTGGGAATCTCCAGATTATACAAGAGATTATATTATAGTAGCAGATGTAGCACGAGGTGATGGAAAGGATTTTTCTACTTGTCATGTAATAGATGTTGAAAGCAATGTGCAAGTTGCAGAATATAAAGGACAATTAGGTACTAAAGAATTTGGACATTTATTAGTAGGTCTAGCTACTGAATACAATGAAGCATTATTAGTAATAGAAAATGCTAACATTGGTTGGGCTACTATACAGGTAGCTATTGACAGACAATATTCTAATCTTTATTATTCACAAAAGAGTGACTCCCCAAATGCTAGTTCGTATTTTGATAAATATCAAGACCATTCAAAAATGGTAGCGGGCTTTACAATGTCTTCTAGAACAAGACCTATGGTAATAGGTAAATTTCAAGAATATATATCTGATAAAGGTGTAACTATTCAATCAAAAAGGTTGATAGAGGAAATGAAAGTATTTATTTGGAAAAATGGTAGGGCAGAAGCCCAAACTGGATATAATGATGATTTAGTTATGCCCTTTGGTATAGCAATGTATATTAGGGATACTGCCCTCATTCAAAGACAAAGAGGGTTAGACTCAACAAAAAATGTATTAAATAATATGTCTGTAAATAGAACCCCTTACCAAGGAGGTTATGGGAATAATCAAAATGGTAAAAACCCATATGAACAAAATTTTGGGGGTGGTAAAGAAGACATTAGGTGGCTCTTCTAAATCATATTTATAATAATAATAACAAACTATGGCTAACAAAAGTGTATTTACAAGATTAAAAAGATTATTTTCAACTGATGTAATCATCAGGAATGTGGGGGGTAATCAAGTAAAAGTGATAGATAGTGGTAAAATCCAATCTACAGGTGAATTAGAGACAAATTCTTTAGTTGATAGGTATAACAGAATATACTCCACTAGTCCTTCTTCACTTTATGGTGCCCAATTTAACCAAAATTATCAATATCTCAGACCTCAATTATATTCGGAATATGATTTAATGGATCAAGATGCTATTATTGCTTCTGCTTTAGACATATTAGCTGATGAATCAACATTAAAAAATGATATGGGGGAAGTACTTCAAATTAGAAGTGCTAATGAAGATATTCAAAAAATATTATATAATTTATTTTATGATGTTCTAAATATAGAATTTAATCTATGGATGTGGGTTAGACAAATGTGTAAATATGGTGATTTTTTCTTAAAGTTAGAAATAGCAGAAAAGTTTGGTGTGTATAATGTTATACCTTACACTGCTTACCATATTGAAAGACAAGAAGGGTATAATCCTGAAAATCCTGCAGAAGTAAGATATAGATATGCCCCAGATGGTATGGATAATTTAAGTTCAGGTATGTACCCTGTAGCAGGTGCGGGTGCCAATTTACAAAATGAAACAGGTATTTTCTTTGATAATTACGAAATGGCTCACTTTAGGTTAATTTCTGATGTTAATTATCTTCCTTATGGTAGAGCATATATTGAACCAGCAAGAAAATTATATAAGCAATATGTGTTAATGGAAGATGCTATGTTAATACATAGAATAGCACGTGCCCCAGAAAAACGAATATTTTATATGAATGTTGGTTCTATACCACCAAATGAAATAGAAACGTTTATGCAGAAAACAATTTCTCAACTTAAACGTACACCATTTCAAGATAATAAAACTGGAGAATACAACTTAAAGTATAACCAGATGAATATGTTAGAAGATTTCTACATTCCAATTAGAGGAAATGATGCAACTACTAAGATAGAAACAACACCCGGATTACAATACGATGGTATCCAAGATGTAGAATATTTAAGAGGTAAACTATTTGCCGCACTTAAAATCCCAAAAGCATTTTTAGGATATGAGGAGGGTGTAGAAGGTAAAGCTACTTTAGCACAACAAGATATTAGGTTTGCTCGTACTATTGAAAGAATACAAAGGATAATGTTATCTGAACTAAATAAAATAGCATTAGTACATTTATATACACAAGGGTATACAGATGAAACTTTAACTAATTTCACTATTCAAATGTCTAGTCCTTCCATTATACTAGAACAAGAAAAGATTGAATTATTAAAATCCAAAACAGAATTAGCTGGTACCTTATTAGAACAAGGCCTAGTACCCTCAGATTGGATATATGACAATGTTTACCACTTTAGTGAAGATCAATTTGATGAATATAGAGATTTAGCTAGAGAAGACGCTAAACGTAGATTTAGAATTGATCAAATAAAAGCTGAAGGTAATGATCCAGTAGAAACAGGTAAATCCTATGGTACCCCTCATGATTTAGCCTCACTATATGGTAAAGGAAGAACAATGTCTGACCCAGGTAATGTACCCGATGGTTATAATGAAGATGATCCTAAACTAGGACGCCCACAAGATTCTATTACTAAAAGGAATACTCAAGCAGATAACTTTGGTAAAGATAGGTTAGGAGTTAAACGTATGAAAGATAAAGATAGGAATGATGGTAACTCAATTAATCCTAAATCTAAAGGTAGTCCATTAGCTCTTGAAAATGCTACTACTGTTTATTTGCAAAATAAACAAATATTTGAAGCTTTAGACAAGAAAAAATTAGTATTTGAGAAAGATAAAGACGATACTTCACTATTAGATGAATCTCGATTAAAGGAACAATAATTTTTACATATTTATAAATAAATATATTTTGATGAAGATAAAACATTCAAAGTACAAGAACACAGGCATATTATTTGAACTGTTAGTACGACAAATAACTGCTGATACTTTAAAAGGAGGTAATTCTCCTGCTATCGATATATTAAAAGAATATTTTATTAATACCAGCCTAGGCAAGGAATATAAATTATATGAATCTGTTTTAAAATCAAAGGTTTTAAATGAAGGTAGAGCAAATATGGTTATTGATACTATATTAGAAACATCTACTAGGTTTAATAGAACCTCATTAAAAAAACAAAAATATAATTTAATTAATGAGATTAAAAAACATTATAACATTGAATCTTTTTTTGGTTCAAAAATACCTAACTATAAGGAATTAGCTTCTTTATATACTTTAATAGAAAGTTCTAATTCTAAGAATATTAAAAGTCCTAATCAAATATTAGAAAATAAAATTACATTACTAGAGCATTTAACTAAAAAAGAAATTGAACTTTCTTCTAAACAAACTGTATTAAATGAATTTTCTGAATATGATAAAGATGTAAGAACTTTAACTTATAAAATATTACTAGAAAAATTTAATAGTAAGTACGATATATTAACTGATGATCAAAAACAGGTACTTAAAGAGTATATTAATTCTGTAGACTCAACACCTAATTTAAGAAATTTTTATAACAATAAAATAAAAACACTTAAATCTTTATTAGTTAAAGAATCCAAAACCATTAAAGATAAAGCAACCAAGATTAAAACAGTTGAGATATCAAAGTTTTTAATAGAATTGAAAAAAACAGATAAAATTGGTGATAATAACTTAGTTGATTTATTACGTTACTATCAATTAGTAAATGAAATTCAAATAGTAAATGGCTCAAAAATATAAACTTACAGAAAGAGAAATAGGTGATGTAAAAATTGATAACGGTACAAAATCTACTGTTACTGCTATTGACCCTATTACGGGGGCTATAACTTGGTCTCTCTCACAAATACCAAACATTGATAAATTACTTGATGAATCAGATGATTTAGTTAAAACTGCTAAAGGTGTTTATACCAAATCTAAAGATGATAAAAAGTTTTTAGATATTTACAAACAAGCTAGATCTCTTAGAAATACTATACGTACCCACATTAGAAGTAACTACCCCGAAGAATACAAAAAATCCAGAGGGGTAAATGAAGAAGATATAGATGAAGCATCTATGTCAGGTGCCGCAGGTTCTTATTTAACACCATATGCTTTTAGAAAAAAAGGATCTAAACCTGATGATGAGGCTTATAAAGAATTAGGTTATAAAGTAGTAAAAGAAAAAGCTTTACCTGTAGTTAGAAAAAAATTAGCAAAGGTACCTAAAGCAAAAAAAGTTGCATCTAAATACAAAATGAAACTACCTTCAGGGGTAGTTAGTACATTAGGATATGCCGTATCTGAAGATGCAACAAAATCTGCAAATATACATAAACAAGGACAACATCCTGGAGAGGATTTAGGTCCTGGACCTAAAGCAGGAGATGAGGGTGTTACTGATAGCGCCTATACAAAACAATTTAAATATAAATTAGTTCCCAAAACAAAAGATGGTACATACGTACAAAAAGGTTCAGGGATGATAGTTAAAAATCCATTTTAATATGTATAAACGTAATATTAAAGAACAAGAAGATAAAGTATCTAAATTCCATGAGGAACGCATAGAAGCTTTTGATAAATTAGAAGCTAGATTTGAAGATATTAAAAAATCAATCAAACTAGCCAAAATAGAAACAATAAAATATTACAGAGACAATCCAAAAAGCTATGCCGTTGTAATAGGTACAGACATGCTAAACGATTATTTTAACGACATAGAAACATTATTACAAAATTATTAATATGAAACACACACCAAATCAATTATTCGAACAACTTTCTAAAGAATTTAGTTCCAAAAAAGACAAAGAATTAATTAATGAAGAATTAGGTCAAATAGTAACACTAAAGCCTTTAGTGCAAATGGAGGCATCAGTAAAGGAACCATTTTGGAAAAATTTCGAAAATTTCTTAGCTGAAGGTGGTACTTTAGAACCTCTTGTTAATAATGAAGATAAAGTTAAATATAATTCTAAAGAACAAGACGAAAAAATAAAAGCTGATCCTAA